ACACGCCGATCTTGTCAGCCCCTGGTTTCACCCGATCGGCTCGCCCATCGACCACGAAACAATCTGGGAGTGTCTCCCGGAAAACCTCAGGGATCAAATCTATCGCGAGTATGTCCTCCAAGGAGTACCAGGAGCACTTCCAGAAGACGGCCCAGAAGGCGATCAGCACACACAGGACCCTGGTCAGCCAGAGACGCAGCATTAAAATTCTAGACTAGTAGTATATGGCTAATAAAGTACTCATCGGTCTTGGTATAGTAGCATGTGTCATCACAATCATCGTTCTTTCAGTCTACTTCAGTCAAGCAACTTGCCCATCTTTCGGGTACAATTGTCCTTCAGACTCGACCTCGACCACAAGTACTACTACAACCCCGACCTCGACCACGGTCGCCAACGGCGGGGCTTGTACTGCTTCAGGTCCTGCTTGCGCGGGTACAGGCTACACATGCGACTCTACAGGAATTTGCAGCCTTCCATCGAATGCGGCATGCACCAGCAATGACGTTTGTGTGACTGGGTACACGTGCGACTCGACCGGCAAATGCTCAGCTGCTTCAGTCCCCAGTCCCACGGGTCCAAGTGCCCCAACAGGTCCCACGGGTCCAAGTGCCCCAACAGGTCCCACGGGTCCAAGTGCCCCAACAGGTCCCACGGGTCCCAACGGTCCCCCAGTCGTCAGTCTCCCTCCTCCACCAGTCGTCAGTCTTGGTCCTACAGGCCCCACCCCCAGCACTTCTGGGAATGCTACAGCGGGTAGTGGTGCCCTAGCTCAGTCGCTTGCAGCTGCTTTTGGTGGTACACCAACTCCGTCAGCCCCGACCCCGTCAGCCCCGACTCCGACTCCGTCAACGACGACCCCGACTGGTGGTCCCACTGGAGCCCAACTTAAGGCTGCACTTGTAGCGGCTTCTGCCGGTCTCTAGCGACCAGTGCCCCCTGATCTGAGAAACACTAGTCCGATTGCAATCATGACTATGCCTAGATACTGTACCCAAGATGTCAGGCGCTCGCCCAGGAGCACATAGGCGGCGACGCTTTCAAGAATTCCAGAAACCCCGTCCCACATCCCGTTCACGAACATCACGTTACCTTGCTTGAGCGACTTGATCAGGAAATAGACTACGCCCAGATAGCCTAGCGATCCCTGAATGAAGCCGCTCCGGGAACCCGTGTCTGCGAACCGCTCGTAGCCAAAGTCACCTATGATCTCCACCAGGCTGAGCCATATGACATTGAGCATTGACATACATTTAGCAGAGATTAAAGGTCACCTTAGTAAGTACACCATGTTGCTGAGCATCGATGTAGGTATCCGGAACCTCGCCATGTGTCTCATAGATACCAAGACGATTCGCCGATGGGAGGTTGCTGGTGTACCTCCAGACTCTGACATCGGTCTGTACCCGCAGATGTGTAGTCACCTAGACGATCGCCCGTGGGTCCTCGAGGCTGACACCGTGCTCATCGAAAAGCAACCGGATCGAAACAAGCGAATCAAGTCGGTCGAAAACTTCCTGCACGCCTACTTCGTGATTCACAAGAAACCGGTCGTGCTATGGGACGCGAAGCACAAGATTCCTGATGTTGTTGGTCCGGGCCGTGCGCGATACCTTCAGCGCAAGGCGGCATCGGTCGAGCGCTGTCGCAAGTTCCTACAGGACACTGGCCAGACGGAGTGGCTCAAGGTTTTTGAAGATTCTAAAAAGAAGGATGACCTGGCGGACACGGTCATGCAGGCCCTTTCGTACCAGCCCAAATCCCCAACAAAAAAGACTGTGAAACCTAGGAAGCCCACGCCGAACCAGATGGAAACCAAGTACTCCAAGGCGAACCTGGCTTGGGTCTACAAGAATGGCAAACAGGACAAGCGATTCTTCAAGGATGTTGCACGGTACTATGGATCCGTGAACGATCTCATCGAAGAATTTGGGCTCGCCTAGGACCACCGCTTTTCTAATCTAAGTTTATGGATAACATCCCAAATGGGTACATTCTGAATTGTGCATACCCACCTGTAACTAATCTTTTGCCATCATTGACAAACACATATACAGTCGGTTCACTTTCTAGCATGTGGCAATCTGTGTTCACACAGTCTATCAACTCGGGTACCATCGTGCCTCTGTCGGACAATCAGTACACTCTAGGCACACCGGCTCTTCGGTGGTCGAATGTGTACATCGGGCCTGGTACAATCTTCATGACCGACACAGTCACAGGAAATGCGGCAGCTATTACAGTGTCTAATAGCTCCATGTTCATCAACGGGGTTCAGTCTCTGCGTATAGGATCAATCACATTCACGGACGGAACAGTCCAGTCGACTTCCGCGAATCCATCGGCGTGCAGAATCATACCGGGCTACACGAGCAATGTCACCCTTGACATGTCCGTAGACTACTACGTCCATTGTCACGTAAACTCTGGTTCACTTTCGGTTACCGTAAATAATTTCACAGCCGGTAAAACAGTCGAGCTCTTGGCGATATGGGGAAATACCGGCGGTGGATCAATCAGTATCAACGGAATTTCGGGAACGAACATAAGCAATGGTAACAACGGATTCACAATATCGAAACAGTTCAACTCGCTCAGGTTTTACTCTGTGGATGGCACCTCTGGAAATACTTTTTGCGTCGCGACAATTTCCTAGCCTATAGTAAATGGATATGCAACCAATGCTCATAACCTCATCTTCGCTTGCCGTCCTTGCGCTCTTTTACAAGCAGGCCCAGAACCGGTCTGCCCTTCAGTACACGATCGGGGTGGTCATCGCGTGCCTCGTGCTAAGCCTCATCATGTCAGCGACCAGCGGGTACGCCACCGGCGGAACGGCGAAGCCCAATCCAAAGCCCTATGGCCCCTAGAAGAACTATTAGAAAAATCCATTTTGGAAATCCCTTTTTGGGAGGGGGCATCGCGTCCTCCACAGCCCTCTGAATCTTTTTGAGCAGGACAGTGTCAGCCGGTTCTTCGGTTTCTTTTTGTGGCACCTCCCTAGGATCCATACAATGAAACCTGAGCAGGAATGAGTTTGTGTCCATGCCGTTGAAGTTTACAAGCTGTCCATCCTTGTTCAGCCACTGGACCGTAAGGCGAGACACCGAGTCTATAGGCTGATCAAAGTCAATGCCCATCGCATAGTCGCTCGTCTCTTTGAACGTCTTGAACTGCCCAGACATGACGTCCAGAGGAATCGCGGCAAACGTTGTAGCTATGGTCGCCCCGTAGGTCTCGCCGGTCAGGGTCCGGGAGTCCACGAACCTGCGGTTGCGCAACTCGGCAATATCCAGGAAGACAAACTCCTCCGTGACGAGGTTCACGACGTTCACGGACACGTTGCCAGTCACGAGTCCAAAGGCTGCCTGGGTGTCTGTGGACACCGCAGTCACATTGGCCGAGAACACGAACGTTCCCTGGTTCGGCTGGTAGGTCATCTGTATGCCGCTCAGGCCTGACACAGTCGTAGCAAGCCCCGTGGCAGAGTAAAACCCGGGTGGTATCACGTAGGTGTTTCCAGTTGTCTCGAACACACCCTGGGTGATGTTATAAAGGCTGTTTGGAATCTTGGCAGCGACAAGATCAACCCGCGTCACATTCTTTATCGGGGTTGTCAGGGTAAGTACAAACGAGTTGCCGCTGGTTCCAGTCGGCCTGTTGCGCGAATCGGCGTAGACGTAGAAGAAAGACATACTGTTACGTCGAAAAAAAAAGTGCTCATATTAATGAACGTGCCGTTTCGTTTCAGCTTCCCGACATACCCTTTGCCGGAACGCGTTGAAAACCTGACCAAGGAAAATCTAGCCGGACTCGATTACATGCTGCGGCTCGGTCATCCACATGTCTTTACGGGTGGACCTTACAGAATGTTCTTCGGGCCTGACTATGTTCCCCGTGGGACAGTCGAGGGTCTTCGTAGAAATCTCGTGTCCAATTTGATCAGACGACCAGGCAAATCGGGCAAGTCTTTTTACGAAGCGTTCTCGGGTCCCGCCAAGAACCTCATGGAGCGGACCCGTCAGCGGCGAGCCCGGAGAGGAATCGAGCCGACCAATGCGTCGACCCGTCAGCTCATGGCGGAGAAACTAGCTAGGGAAATAGTGATACGAGCTCTAGCAAAGCGTTACCGTCAAAAGTACGGCAACAGCCTAGCGAACAAAATGGCGAAGCTTAGTTTGAAAGAAGGGAACCGCCGATCCCGTTCGTGATGGCGTACTCGTGGCCGAGCTTGTGCACCACGGCCTGATCGCCGCACCAGCCGCCGGCATCCTCGCCGGTGTAATACGCGCCGTTCGCCAGGCCCGGGACGCAGTCTGGAGACTCCTTGGTCATCCAGCTCGAGGGCTGAGCATCACCCTGATCGGTCTGGATGTCAGCGTAGCCGCTCGACCGGCGCCACAGCAGGTAAACGAGGAAAGCGATGACTGCAATCAGAAGAAAGTTCGTCTTGGCCATTACTCTGGGCACACAAAAAAGTCGCGTTAAAGTCCTTCAGCAAAAGTAAATCATCCCAGTATGGATGAAGAGGAGGCTCTGCTCGCTGAGATTTCAGTCAAGCCGCCGGAGAAAAAGACTGTGACGTTCAAGCCGTTTGGCGGGGCCCCCGCGCACACTGAGACGCCTGATGTCGGCGCCTTTGTAAACACCTCGAAGATGGGGCGTCAGGTTCCCATCATGGAGGAGCAGGAGTTTGAAGAAGAGGCGCAGCCACAGGAGCAGTGGGAGGAGGTCAAGCCGTCAGAGGGTTTCAGAACCATCGAGGAGGAGAAGGCTGACCTGATCAACAAACTCAATCGTCTCCAGAAAAAGGGATTCAACCCAGGTCGCAAGTACGGGCCGCAGAGCGACATCGAGGAGCTACGCACTGAGTACCACCGGATCATGTACTCGATCGAGGCGGATCAGTCAGTCAAGTTCCAGCGCCGGATCCTGATGGCGTGCGTGACTGGTATCGAGTTTCTGAACAAGCGGTACGATCCGTTTGACGTCAAGCTCGACGGGTGGTCCGAGTCCATGATGGAGAACATCGAGGACTATGACACGGTCTTTGAGGAGCTATACGCCAAGTACCGCAACAAGGTGGCGGTGGCTCCTGAGATTAAGCTCATCATGATGGTTGGCGGCTCAGCCATGATGTTCCACCTGACCAACTCGATGTTCAAGGCGGCTGTGCCGAACATGAACGACATCTTGAAGCAGAACCCGAACCTGGTACAGGACATGATGCAGGCGGTTCAGGGTGCTCAGCAGCGGTCTGGTCCAGGGACCGGGACCGCCACTGACGGTCGTCGCGAGATGCGCGGACCAGGGATCGACATGGCTCAGATGATTCCACCAGGGCTTCTGAGCAATCCAGTGAGCTCTAGACCACCACCGCCAAGCGTTTCAGATGACCTCTCCGATCTCGTGTCCACAGAGAGCGGGGATGTCAAGGACATTACAGTAAGTGGTGGCAAGAAGCGCCGCCGTCAGAAGAAGGCGGAGATTGTGATCTAGAGGACCGGGACCAGGTTCTTTTCACAGCCCTAAATAAATGGTGCCTTATTGCGAACTGGAAATGGAAAGGCCACGGCCAGCCTGGCAACCCCCAAGACAGACGATCAACATGAGTCACTTTCTGATCGTCTACATCATTGCAATTGTATTCCTGACTCTCTAGAGAAGACAGCCGGAGCCTGGGAATCGAAACCCCATTTTTAGGTAGTGACCCTTGCGCTTCGAAAACATGGCGAAGAACACGTTCCAGTGGTCCACGATGTCAATGACCAACGGAGAGTTCCCCTTGGACCTGAGTATTCTCCCCGACGCCTGGACAATGTCCGACTTTGGCGTCGCGAAGATTACAGTGTCGAGCTTTGGAATGTCCAGTCCTTCCTGGGCCAGTGAAAATGTCGCCACGATGAGCTTTTTTGTGGCAGCCTCCTCAAGCGCTTCGCGGGCAAGGCCACCGATGTACAGTCCAGCCTCGGGGAACTCTTTCAAAAAAAAGTGACAGTGCTCTCTGCGATCCGTGAGCACGAGTATGTTTCTCGGTGTTTTCAACAGGTCCCTGATCGTGTCAGTCAGGAGCTTGTTACGCTCTGGAATTCTTGTGAGGTCCGTGATTGCCGTCGGCAAATCCTTGGGTGGGTCAGGGAACGGACCGGCGTAGACGACCGGTTGAACGATGACGTCCGTAGAGTTTCTGGTGGTCTGGAAGAGCATCGGACCAAGGAACCAGTGCAGGAGCCTAGTTAGTCCATCCTTGCGCTCGGGCGTCGCCGAAAGACCAAGGGTCCACTTGGGACACAGCTTAAACATCGTCTGTGAAAACACCTTGGCGCACACGTGGTGAGCCTCGTCCACGACCAGGAGCCCGATGGACTCGAACGCCTTTGGCGGGTGTTCTCTGGAGCACAGTGTCTGAATCATGCAAATGACAAAGTCGTGCTCGATTTCGTGCACGTCACCCTGGACACGCCCGATGGATGCACCCGGACAGAACCTGCGTATGTTCTCGACCCACTGGTCCGCGAGAAACTCCTTGTGGACAACAATCATGGTTCGGGTCTTCAACATGGCGGCGACAGCGAGTCCGACGATCGACTTGCCGTACCCGCATGGTAGGCTGATGACTCCGCCAGAGCCTTGAAATGATGCGACCGCTGTCTTCTGGCACAGGTCTTCTCGTAGCTGGCCAACGAACTGGACATTCGTCCGAGTTGGCTCAGCACGTCGATCAACCGGAGATTGGCCGAGGCGATCTTTGCCAAAATACTGAGGGACGCAAAGGTGTCTCTCGGTTGCTCGAAAGACTTTGAAAGAAGGAGGCGGTGGTCTACCGGGTTCGAAATTGGGTCTGACAGTAAGAATTCTTCGTAAGTCAGGATTCGCATCCGTCACGTACCCTGATGCTGTCAGCATATATTTTTAGGTTCTGAAAGTTCTAAGGGCCCCTCACTTCAGCAGGAACTGCTTGGCAAAGTAAAAGATGACGGCAACCACGAGGGCCATGACAGCCATGCCCGTCATTGAAATCTTGCCCGAGTCGGAGTAAAACTGGGGCAGGCTCGAGGCCAGCTTGGACTGAACAGCCTCCGAGGTGCCCAGAACGCCAGCTAGACCGGCGATCAGAGCCTCAACCTGCTTGTAGTTTAGGCCCAGTGGGTACTTCTTGGCCCACTTGGGAACCGGCCCCTGCGTCCCGGGTGCGTCCGAGCTGATGTTCATCTGAGGTGCGTCCTTGTCCATAATGTCCTGAATGGAGGTGGAAAACTCTGCCATTTGTTCTTTATCGGGAAAAGAATCTGCGGGGAAATGGTCATTTCCTCGCTCCTGGCCCTCCGCTTGGATGATCGTTGCACCGGCCAGTTCGTCGTTCATGTTCATTTGCTCCATACATGGAGCTTGAATTTTTTAGGGGCTCGGGTTCCGCGGACCACACTCTAGACCCTCTTCACAATGAGCCCAGGTCCCTTTTTCTTGAGATCCGGCTGCGCAGACTTTTGAAAGTGCTTCGGGTTGTAGTTCTTTTGGTGAAAGTTCCAGAACGCCTGGGACCCGATCCGGAACGGCGGCCTGATGTCAGCCTTGTACCAGAATACACACTCGTCTATGTTGTTAGACTTGCTCGTGTTGTCCAGGACCAGGCAGCCGTAATTCTCGGTGCACGCGTCCATCACCTCCTGAAACATGTGAAAGGTGGGAAAGACACCGAAAAAGCTCTTGTACAGACGGTCGCGGTTGTTGATGACGTTTTCCCTCAGGATAAACACATAGTCTACGTTCGTGCGGAGCGACGGAGGAAGGTCCATGCAGTACTGGGCAGTGAGGACGAAGAATATTTTCCAGTGTCGTCCGTTCATAAAGAGCTGTCGGATGCACTCATCCTTGGTGAAGCTTCGATCGTACATGCAGTCGTCCATGAGCACAAACACGGGGTCGACCCGGCCGTTGCGCATCAGGCGATCCTTTTGCGCCTGGATGACTCGTTCGAGAACGTCGCGGTTGTAGCTCGTGTGCACAAACAGGTCCGGTACGTACTTGCCGTAGAAGTGGTTACCCTCCTCGGTCGCAGACATGACGATTCCGGTGGGAATGCCTCGCTTGTGATACATAATGTCCATCACAAGGGTCGACTTGCCTGTACCACGCTTGCCAATGAACAAACAAACCTTGTCATTTCCCATTTTACTCGGGTCAAACTTCTTCAGCTGTAGCACCTTGCTCATACTTTCGAGTGTCAAAAATGTCTCGGATATTTTACGTACAACCTAATAGAATGGCGGGTCGAGTACAGCTCGCCGCCAAGGGCCTGCAAGACGAGTTTCTCACAGGAAATCCGACGACAAGTTCTTTTAGGGTCATTTTGAAAAAGCACACACCGTATCTCACCAACTCGCTCGAGGTGCCGTTCAAGGACACAGGAACAGCCTTTGGAACCTCGCAGATTTGTGACATTTCCGGAGCAGGTGACCTCGTGAGGTCCGTGACTCTTCGGATCACCTTGCCGGCCCTGGCGTCAGTGGCGGGCACGGGGCTCGTGTATCCCGACCCGATACAAAGTCCTAGATTCTGGTACCTTGATGCCAGGTTTTTCCCTTTTGCGAGCTACTTTGGGCGCAACCTCAAGACGTACTTTTCGCAGCTCGACACAAACTGGCTTCCTAGCGTCGTGAGCCTGGGACCGGAGAGCTTTCAGTTCGCTGGGGGAGGAATTGCCCCGGCCTGGATCGGGTTCACTGATCTTTCGCACGCACTCTTCTGGGGATTCAAGAATTACCAACAGGTGCAGCAGATTCAGGGCCTTGGTCAGGTTTATCTTTGGGCATTCACCGGAGCTTCCGAGATTACTTACTATGCGAGTGGCTGGTCACTGGCAAACTCAAATTCGTTCGAGACTTACCCGGCTTCGTCCGCCCTCGAACTCATCCAGACGGTCGAGCTTTACATCGGCGGACAACTCATCGAGACGATACCCAACCAGTATCTTCAAATAATAAATGACCTTGACGTGCCGAACGAGCAGCAAGCGAGCCTGTCCAACCTGTACCAAGTGCCAGTCATCAGCACATCAGACGCGGACGTGTACCTGAAGGTGCCATTTTCGTTCGACGCACTTCCAGTGTGCGCTCTACAGAACCAGACTGTTGAGATCCTAGTGAACATAGCACCATTCTCAGCCGTGCAGCAGCCTGCTCTCGATGACTTTCCATTGGTACCTACTCCATCGAACTGGCCTCAGATTGATCTTTCAGCAGCTACTGGAACTTCGCCTGGGCCGTACACTTTGGGCGGTTACACTGTAAACTCGAGCAATGATTCCAATTCTTCAGCAAAAGGTGCATTTGGGAACTCGTTTTGGCAAACGTCTCAAAATTACACAGCCGGTGGACAGTACGTCGGTTCGGTCACGACGGCTAGCTACGCTGGAGAATGGATAAGCATCACCATGCCGAATCCCATTGTTCCCAGTTCCATGTACATATCTCCTAGTGCAGTCGTCCAAGGTACACTGTATCCGGTACCCATGACTGGTGTTCTTCTGGGTTGGACCGGATCTTCATGGACCCTTCTGGCCAACGTTGTAAACGGTACAACACCAATCGCAACCAGTCAGAGCTTTGCTACGTTTCGTCTCGTTGTGCTCACCTCTACATACTGGGCCATAGTGGCAAATTGGTCAATCACAGGCACAGGACCACCTACCGGTGCGGTATTTTGTCAGGGTTCAGACTATGTTCTAGGACCTTTTGCTAACGCCTTGTCATCCTTTAAGAACTTTCCCAATTCTGATTTTACGGCTAACGCGTCTTCAAATGCATCATCGGCCAGCAACATTTTTATAAATACTCATGGTTGGTATTCAACAGGCTCAACCTATTCGGGTTCTTACACCGGAACTGCGAATCTAGGAGGATACTCTGGTGAATGGGTCACTGTACAGTTGCCTTCGGTGGTGTACCTCAGTGAGTACGTACTCGCCTACGAACGCACATACAACTCACCTACACACTGGGTCCTACTCGGGTCGAACACCGGATCGTCATGGAACCTCATCGACAATTGTACATACGTTGTAAACCCGGGAAACAACTTGATAACTAGGAGTGTGTCAGGTGCCTATTCCTGGTTTGCTGTAGTGGTTCTGGCCAGTTCCGCGTCTTATGCATGTATCGGGATTTTACAGTTCTCTGGTCAGATTCAACAACCTTCATCAGCCGTCCAGCAGTACACCAACGGGGTGCTCGCCGGAAGCTACCAGGTGCCGGGAGCAACGATCATCGGGACAGACAATTCGAATGTGTACACAGTCGGTAGTTCAAACATCTGGCAGGGAACGCAAGTGTACAATCTGGGCGTGTCCCATATTCCCCAAGCAACAGCTATGGCTGTGCTGGGCACCAAGCTGTGGGTGTTTACAGATCGCACGGTTCAGGTTTCTGGTACGGCAGCATGGAATCCCACGGGATACCCATTTCCTGGGGCCTATGCAGCAACTGCATGGAACTCTTTTGTCATCGCGGCTGTTCCCACGGGGATCGCAATCATGTCCAGTCCGTCGAGCTACCAGATATACCAGACACCATGGGGACCTCCGCTCTTTTTGAGTCAAAACTACTACGTGACTGCAAATGCACTCGTCAGCTTCTCAGAGACTTGGAATTACGTCGGGCCAGTCTCAAACGCAACAGCTTTGACAGTGAGTGGCACAAGTGTCTATGTGTTTTCTGGAAATTCGTATGGCATTTATTCCGGAAGTTCCGTGACTTTGGGAACGTTACCATTTGAAGTTACTTGTGCAGTGAGTCTGAACTCCAATGTTTATGTAGGAGGTCCTAGTGGTGTGTACACCTTTTCAGGAACTCAGCTTTCAACTGCACCGACAGATTACCTATTTTACAAAAAAGAAACCAGTGCATACTTTATCGTTTCTGCTAATACATCATCAATCGTTACTGCATCCAGTGTAACCCAGGATGTTCCTAGTTTCACATGCACAGTTCCGAGTGGCCCCAAGGTTGTACAATCCGGCGTGGGCATCATTTCTGTTGCAGAAAGTCTAGTAATAATATTGTTTCAGACTTCTTCATTTGTTCCGACTGTTACGTTTACCGAATCCAACTGGAGTCAGTGCTTCTTCGATGGTCAGTACGTGTACACATTTGCGTCGAATGTGTACGTCTATGACACATTTGGCTCGTTCAGCGACCCAGGAAGCCATATGAGGTTTCCTTTTTCGGCAAACGTACAATCTGCGAGTTTCGATGGTCAGTTTGTCACCACATTCTCATCCGGGCTCATCGGTTCCGTAAACCCCACGAATTTCAACATCACTTATTACACGAGTACCCTCCAGGGTAACCTTACGGCTTCCACAAATTCCCTGGTGGCTTCTGACGCTGGTATCATTTACACAACCACTGGAAGATCTCAGAGCATCACGAGTCTCTCGTTGCAGCCGAGCATCGGGAGTTACACCGACGGTGCATACGTTTACGCCTTTGCAAGCAACCTCGTGGCAAACGGCTATGTCCAGTACTCGCCATTGTCTGGGTCGACCATTGTCACGAGTCCGTTTTCCGCTTGTCCTGGAGTTTTCAACAAGGTTATGACTTTAAATGGGATCGTTTACATCATCGGACCAACAAGTCTAGTGATTTACAACCCGGTAAGCCAAATCCAAACAACAATAAGTGCAACGTCCAATGGGTTTTCAAACGCATCAGTATTTGTGGGATCTTTATTGTACCTTTTTCCGTTGCTGAGTTATTCGACACGCACAGTCACGGTGGTGGACACAAACTCTCTGACGCTCAGTTACATTGCCCCTCCGAGCACATCTGACACTTACACAACAGCATGCTATGACGGAACCAACATTTACGTTTCAAATGGAACAGCAGTATACACCGTGAACCCGAACGGCGACTATTTTGCACAGGCTTCAGTATGGAAACCGTTCTCTAAGAATTTCGGATACCTGGCACGCAACTACTCTGGCAACATATATAGTGTGACTTCCGGATACATTTACGTAGGCCTGGACGTCTACCCACGCAGTTTCAATAGTGTTCCGCTCATGTCTCGCCAGGACAGTTACTTTTTGGACGGTTCGAACCTGTACACGGGACTGAGCACCTCAAGTACCTCGTTACCGGTGTCAGGCAAGAATCCGGTGGATATGAATGCGACCAGTTCGAACGTATGGGTCTCGTGGAGCGATGGAACCCTCGGGCGCCTGGACACAACGGCACCGAGTCCACTGTACTACTCGAACAGCGCCTATTTGCCTTCAGGTACTATCACAGCCACTACTTATTTCAACGGTAACGTGTTTGCTCTTGTCAACGGGAGCAACCTCGTGGACATTGGTGCACAGTCGACTACGCATCTCACCGGTACATTCGCGGATCTCGCGGTGTTCCAGAGCAACCTGTACGTATTGCCTTCTGACATTGGCCTGGGGAACGTCTATTGCAATGGAACTTATTTCAGCCATGGTTTTTCATACGGTATAGGCTATGGCGGAAAGCTCGTAACCACTGCGGGTATTTACATGTATACTCACGGCGCGCAGTTTAGCCGGACGGAACTGGTTACATTCGGATCTGTTGTAGCAACTAATGGTTTTGCTGGGGAGAATTCCGCATTGTACATTTACGGTTCGAATGTATGGGCTGTTCCGTCTTCAGGAAACACTTTCACATGTTACTTTGAGACATCGAACAACTTTTCAAATTCGGAATATCCATTTACACAGACGGTCACCGGGGCCCTTGCAGCCTACAAGGATTGGTTCGTGACTTCGACTGGGTACTCCAATGTCACAGTGACCTTTGCGCAGACTGGTCTCATTCCGATGTTTGCTGGTCCGTGGCTGTGCAAGAATGACGGGACGCTCTTTTTGAATGTAGACACTGGCGCCAATGTGGTCTCCCAGTCCTTTGGAACATTCGACAAGGCTTTATTGGCTGGAAATGTCTACCTAGCAAACACCGCGACCGGTGCGCTTCAGATTTTCAACGGTACGAGCTCCTCCAGCGCGACCACTGTTCCAGGTGCCGTGGCGATAGCCGAGTCGGAGTACGGGACGTTTGTGTCCAATGGCACGGTCGTTAACGTCATAGGGCGAGGCACATTGGCTGTAGCGACGGGCACGGCAGTTGCGAGCAGTTTGACCGCCGACGGGTCAGTCATATTCGCAGGATCGAACATTTGGCTCGTGACTCCGGGTATTTCGAATGTGTACTCGGTTCCGAACCAGTTCTCATGTGTGTTTGTCTACGGGGGCTACACGTACCTAGCACCGAGCAACGGGATGTGGCTGGCCCAGGTATCTGCGAGCACAACAGTCAATTCACTGATAGTCAAGTACTACAAACCAAGCTCAACCGCTGGAAATATTACAATAGGTCTAGACAATGCCGGGAAGATTGAATTCACTCTGATGGCATCTTCAGCCTATGGCTATTATACGTACGACCCGAGTATACCTTTTGACAGTTCGACCGGGTGGACTTATAGTATCCAATCTCAAACTAATCAGTTTTCCTTTTCATCCGTTTCAGGTACAGCGTGTTATTTTTACCCAGGCCGTACGGTGTTGCCAATATTGGCTCTGTTCGTGAGTCCATACTCCTATTTTACTTGCCCTGTGAACCTGAGCAGTCCAGTCTCTACTCTAGCAGGAAACACGCTTTGGATCTATTCCCAGAGTAATCTTGTGACTTTCACCACGGACACGCGAGTGTTCACCGTGACCAACTGGCCTTATGGAGGAGTGGAATTTGCAACCACGATCAACTCGAACGTTGTGGCGATCGAAATGTCCAATGTGACTGTAAACGGATCGAGATACCCTTTTGTAAACACGTTTCCAATCACTGGCACCTGTTTTGACGGTCGGTTCCTCAACATCTTGACGAACGGTTCAAACATATGGACCTTTGACACGACCAATTGGTCATGGGGACCGATCAAGGGTCCGTCGTTCGCGATCATGCAAAATGCAGGAACCCAGATTTACACCGGATCAAACGTGCTCAGCTTTTCGCCGAGACCGTACACCGAGACATCATGGGCTGTGCCCCTGACCGGTCTCATTGGAACCTACGCAGTAGAGGGATCAAACCTCGTAAACTTTACAACTGGCACTGTTCTGGCAAATGGTCTGACCCCACTGGTCGACTCGCTGTTCAATAACGACAATCTGGTGATGCTTGGTTCGCAACTGTACATTTTTAACCTTTCGACCGGGTCTCTCACATCTGTACCCGTTCCCAAATCCTTTGAGCTCGCCACGGACGGTATCAATTACTATACTTCTGGGTCGGTTGGAGTAACCAAGATTTATCCGGACTACACGGTGGCTACCACCAATGTGTTTTCAAACGCGACGTATCTGTATACACAATCAGGATCTGTTGTAGTTGGCAATCTCACATCGTACGTTTCATTCTCGCAATTCGCGAGTGTCTCTGGTCTGTATAACATGATTCTGCCGTACACCTTTACAAACATGGGTGCCACGGGTCCCACAGGCCCAACGAGCATCACCTACGGCGCAAGCACACCTGGTTACGGCACAGCAAATGTCCTCGTGCTGACTGCCGGAATCCAGTACTGGACTGTGCCTTTCACTGGAACATACACAATTACAGCCGCGGGTGCTTCGTCCGTGGGCCTGGGCACCGTTGTGTCCAACTCGTTTTCTTTGACACAGGGTCAGGTCATCTCGATTCTCGTAGGCCAGCAGTCTGGATCGCTTGGCGCCGGAGGTACATTCGTAGCTCTGGGGACCACCCCTTTGATCGTAGCTGGCGGCGGAGGCACGGTCAGCAACGCGGTGTTTGGAATCGGAACCCAGGGCAACTCTGGTGCCGGTTTCTCGACCGACGGACCTTCGACGAATTCGTTCCTGCACGGCGGCCAGGGCGGTGGTGGGTTCGGTGGCGGCGGAATCACGACAAACGGTGGTCTGTACAGCTTCGGATCGTTCACATTCACCGGTACCACGGGTCCAACAGGACCGAGCCTGAGCCAGATGCGATCGACCGTTCCTTCCGCATGGCAATCCTACGTAAACTCGGGTACATTTTCTTCTGGAACCTGGTCCCTGAACTCGAGCGGTGGTATTTGGCTCTGGACCGTGCCTGTCACCGGAACGTACTCATTTACGGTTGCCGGTGCGGGCATGTACAATCCATACTCTGTAAACTACATACAAACATCTTACGGATTTGTTCTAACAGACTCGGTGTCCCTGACCCAAGGTCACCAGATTGCGATGCTAGTGGGCCAGGCTGGATCACTCTCCGGAGGAGTTTCGGGTGGTTGCGGCGGATCGTTCGTTTACAACCTGACGACTTCGACGCTTCTCTTTGTGTCGGGAGGAGGAGGCGGCATCGGCTACGAGACTTCGGGAATTGCAAACAGTACCGTGAATGGAGTAGCCGGAACAACTGCACAGAACGGCGGAGGATGGAACGACGACGGTCCTGGCCGGGGCGCGGGCACGGGTGGAACCAACGGCGCAGGAGGAACGCCGGCTGGAAACTTTGCTTATGTGTGGGGCGACTGCGGCGCTGGCTACTCCGGAAACGGTTCACCAGGTCGCTACGGGGGTTCGGGTCCGAGCTCGTTCCTTAACGGAGGGCAGGGATCTACGGCGTCAGGTGTCGCCGGAGGCTTTGGAGGCGGCGGGTGCGGAGGCGGATACGGTGGTGATGGCGGTGGTGCCGGTGGGTACTCTGGTGGTGGTGCCGGTGGTTCCGATGGCCAAGGGTGCGGCGGCGGTGGAGGTGCTTCGTTCAGCATCAACGGAAATCCCCAGGGATCCGCCACGAACAGTGGCCAAGGATACATCACGGTGAGCGTGACTGTTCCGTGCGGTGGCGGTGGCTATTACGGAGGAGATGCTGGCGTGGGTGGAAGCTCGTTCGGAGGATCTGGCTCGACGTACAACACTGGTCCAGGATATGTAACGGTCGCTGCGACGCAGTCCGGATCGACAGTCTACGGAGTACAATCTGTCGGTGTGCCCCATTTGGTACCGGGAGTTCAAGCATCCATCGTGACTGACGACGTTTACTTTTTCGGTACGAGCAATGTGGTGCAGACACTAACCAAGACAATTCCAATCGGAACCTCATCAGATGTATTTTCTGTGTACCAGGACGGGTCCACGGTCTATGGCGTTCCGGCGACGACCGGTAACGTTGTGGTGGTGACCAATGGGACTGCGAGCTCGTTCAGTGTCCCGGGGTCTTTCTCAAGCCTCTCGGTGCTCAATGGCGTTCAGTACTATCTGTCAAACACCGCGACGAGTGCAGTCCTGGATCCTTATTCCATAAACACAGCGAGCTGGTCCGAGACATTCTTTTTCCCGGACGTTCCTGTGAGTCTGTTTAGCTATGGCAATCAGACGGTATTTGCAACTTCTAAAAATGTGTTTGAAGTCCAGCGAGGTTCGACACTGTTTCTGACGCCGAGCTACACAGGCGAGTTTACGGCGTGCTACTACGACGGCAGGTACATCAAGATTTTCGGGCCCACGGTCACGGTCCAGGACACTGAACCACCGGTCGACCCAACCAATCTCTTTGTCTCTACGATAGTTGACACTGTGCTTCTAGGGCCTCAAGAGCGCCAATGGTATCTTCAGAGTCAGTTGGACTATGTCGTTACACAGATTCAAACCACCACCGGTCTATCGGACGGCTTTTATCGTTTGTACCTGACTGGGCCCACAACGGAGCTTTTCATGAGCAATGTCTCTAGTTCCGAGCTGTTTCTTAACGGGTACTCCAAGAGTCGCATGGACTCGGAGTACCTACAGGTGCTCGTGCCGTACTGGACGCACGCTAGGACGCCTACGACCGGGGTCTCGGTACTTCCTTTGGCGCCCTATGTGAACATGAGCCGCATCAGGGAACAGGTACTTTACTTGGAAACCACAGGACCGGCGACAGTCTTTGCAAAGACACTCAACGTGCTACGGATCAAGGAGGGTCTGGGCGGTCTCGTGTTCGTGGGACGGTCTCGTTGAGGTCCCGGGACCAGTGGGCTCGCTAGGCGGTCCCGGTAGCCTTTCTCGCCTACAAGTATGGACATTGTAAACTCTAGCCCGTCGGGTGGTACGGGTTTTTATGCAGTCTTTGCCAAAAAGACCCTGTGGTCACATCAGCCGATAGTTATTGACAAGGACGTGGACGGTTTCTACACCGTTCCGAACCATGGCACCAGGATATTCAAGCTCTGGATCGAAAACTGGACAGGCGATGTCTTTGAGGTTTTCATAGGTGACGTTCTCATATGGAGATGGTCAGCCGAGTACCTGGCGATCCACTGGGCCCTTAGGAATACAGCATCAAAGACCATTCCGAATGTCACCATGATTCCCGTGCCCGAGTTTTTTCCAGTCATCCTCGGTACCAAGTTTCGCATGACTGGAACCGGGACCCTCAAGGCTGACTGGATCTACGACACTCTGCCGATCGACGGCGACTACCATATTACTCAGGTTCAGTACCAGGCTGAACCGGGCCTTTTGGGGTTTCGTAACGTGGTCAAGGAGCTCATCTTTGTTGCAGATGTTTTAGAAAAGCTCGAGCTCGATTTCAACTCGGTTCCGAAATTCAAGGACACAGGTGACTACTTCCAGTACATCCAGCCTTCTGTGTATCACACAGGTAACCCTCTTGGTGTATTTACTTATTCATTTTGCCTCCGGCCAGAGGACGACATGCCTTCAGGCGGCGTAAACTTTACAATGATTCAGTACGTGACTCTCAAGGGATCTGGATACACATACCTTCGGACGTATGCCCTGAGCCTGAATACACTCAGGGTGCGCGGAAACGACGCTTCGTTACTCTTTGACAATTTGTAAATGCAGTCGGAATTGATCAAAGAGGCTACCAAGCTATTGATACCAGTCCTAGAGAGTTCCGTCGTGCTCGCCGCTCACTACTGCAAGCAGTCCGGTCGGTCGTGTGTCACCGCTCAGGACATGGAGTATGGAATGAAGTTTGCCGCTCGGAACGTGCTCGGTCAGATTACAGAGAGCATGTTCCCAGAGATTTACGAGGACTCGGACTCTGACGAGTCCTTTGAGGAATCAGAGGACGAGTTCACAAGGTACACAGGGGAGGACACTTGGTGCCTCCGGATGAACGAGGCCAAGGACACGTGGGAAGCGTGGGAGCCGGAGAATCCAGCCGAGCGGATGCTGAAAGATGCAATCGATAAAAGGAGTCGGGTTTAATAGGGATATGAAGAGACTCGCTCCGTTCAAGGAGGAGTTTTTCGAGTTTGAGGAGCTCAAGCCAAAGGTAAAGTACGCAGAGTTGCTTCAGCCGGACGATGACTGGGCTGAGGAGGGGGTCCCAGGAAATCTTTTCTCTTCAAATATAAATGGCCTCTCTGATGAACATCGCGACGATGGTAGAGTCTCAGTCCCTGAACGCAATCGTGGCGGGCTTTAGCTTCGCTTCAGCAATCGCATGGATGGATGTCGTTCGGCACATCATCTCGCTGGTAATCAACGTCAACAAGAACAGCGGCAACTACTACCTGTTCACGGCACTCCTGACCACGGTGATGGCCATCGTGGTGTTCCTGTTCACCAAGATGGTTGCGTTCAACGTCACAATCGATCAGCCGAAGGCGCCCATCTACGCGGTGACGGCGCACTAGAGCGCCTAACAGAAGAGGGCCGCTAGGCTGGTCCATTGGACCATGGCCTAGGTCCGGAGGCTCATGACCAAAATGAAAAGTACTAACGCCAGGACGGCGATAATGTCCATAGGCCATTTCTTTTGAGGCAGCTCAGCAGTGACTTCTTCGGGGCTTTCGGGTGCTGGGAGCCTCGTGGTGTAGACTCTCAGGAGAAATTGGTTCCCTTGTGGACCGAAATTCAACAGATTACCAGACTTGTCGGTCCATCGAATGTTTAGACGATCTATGCTTTCGATGGGCTGTTGGAATTCGACTGACAACTTGTAGTTGCCACCTTCCTGCCAGACGACTTCTGTTGACCCATTGATGGGCAGGACACCGAACGTGTTCAGGACCATGGGACCGGTTCGGGTGCTCATGGCGACGTTTGAACGGAGGTCGGATACGCCAAACTGGGACCGGAACTCTTCAATGTCCAGCAGCCCGTAGACGTTTGACCCGGATACTAGGTTTGCCACGGCGAATACGAGATCCACCTTGATGATGCTCTTGACTGGGTTCACCAGGTGAAGAACGTAGGCGTTTGCGTTCGGCCATGCCGTCGTGTCTCGTTTGGACGAATCGACGAGCAAGTAGCGCTCCTGTGGGGTTCCTGGCTCGGAAATTCCATTTCCTCGCTCCTGAGAATTCCAACCCTGGGTCACCGGCTCCATACTTTAAGAGGAGACTTTCTGTACTAGTAAATGGAGGCACTACTGATTGACATGATGGGCGACGAGGCGGCGATCGTGCAGGCGGCTCGAGTGTCGTACGGCGCAGGGACCAAGACTGCGAGCGAGGACGCTGCTCTGATCCGGTACCTCATGCGTCACTGGCACACGACCCCGTTCGAGATGGTCGAGTTCAAGTTTCGAATCAAGTGTCCGATCTTTGTAGCCCGGCAGCACTTTCGTCACCGCACGGCGAGCGTCAATGAGCTTTCGGCTAGGTACTCGATTGTTCCAAATGAGTACTGGATCCCCAAGGAATTTCGTGGACAGTCGTCCGTGAACAAGCAGGGATCCGAGGGTGTACTGGAAGACCCTTTCATGCTCCTGTACTCGAGGTACGTCAAGAGCTGCGAGGACTCATTCAAGACTTACGAAGAACTGATCAGGGCTGGTGTATCGAGGGAGCTCGCGCGGTGTGTGCTTCCGATGTGCACGATGACTGAGTTTTACTGGAAGATTGACTTGCACAACTTGATGCACTACCTGCGGCTTCGCCTGGCCCCCGAGGCTCAGCAGGAGATTCGCGAGCTCGCCCAGATGATTTTTGAGGTCCTAAAGCAAAAGCTGCCGGTGGTTGCTCAGGCCTTTGAGGACTTTCGGCTTTCGACAGTCACCTTTACAGGCCCGGAGATTCGGGGCGACGAGCTGTCCAAGGGTGAGGCTCGAGAGTTTGAGGAGAAGAAAAAGATTGTGAATATTAATGGGAGCCCAAAACTCCAAGCAGACGGTGACGATAAACACGTCACAGACGTTGAATGACACTGCATCGTTCCTACAGACAAACAGCAACAAAATCTCGAGTACGGTGGTCAACTACCAGGCACTGTCAATGGACTTTACCGGAGCCAAGATTAGCGGGGCGAACATTCAACAACTGCAGAACATCTCAGTAACAAACCAGATTACCGGCACCATCAACACACAGTCACTTACTCAACTGTCAGCTAACATGGCTTCTGACCTGCAAAATGCTACAAACCAGGCGTCTACAAACAAGCCTGGATTTTATGCCTTCGGGGCCCAAAATACTAACGCCGCCTCGACTGTGAAAAACGCCCTTACCGTAGCTGTGAGTCGATCACTTACTCAACAAAACTACCAAAAGATTTCACAGAGCACCTTTAATACACAGACTGGAACACTTTCGTTCAACGGCGCAACGATCGACAATACTACCGTGACGCAGTCCCAGACTATAGTTGCAAACGTCATTGCAACCGCGCTCGTGAATGCGGTCATCCAAGAGACGAACAACGTGCTCGCCAGTCAGAATTCGAACATAGCTGTGAGCCAGACGGCTACGAATGCTCCTACCGGTCCACTCCAGGACCTCAAGGGTCTTATAAGCTCACCCGGTGGCATGACAGCCTCGTTTGTATTGTGTGTAGTATGCATAATCTGTCTGGTACTAATCGGGTTCGTGTGGAAGAATGGCGGGTCAGAGGTTGCGCTCAAGGCGGTAGATAAAATGCCACCTGTGATGGTCTAGGGTTTTCTGCTTCTAGTGAATGCCACAAGACCACCCATTACTACGAAACAGCAACAAATGACCAGTATGATCCAAAGCCAGTAAGGTACGCTTGTCGTCGAGGAGCTATCGGTCGTAGTTGTTGAAGGGGAGCCACCGGTCGTAGTTGTTGAAGGGGAGCCACCGGTCGTAGTTGTTGGAGCCGAAGGCGCACTCGGTGCCGGAGGTATAGTTGAAGGTCCACCCGTGGTCAAGGTTTGACTGATGTTGCACTGTTGCAGGAACTGCGAACTCGACACGGCAGCACCAGTCAAATTTGTACTTGTGATGCACTGGTTTATGTTCAGTGAATTGCCTGGTCTCTTGGCCGGTAGGAGTACACCAGATCCGGTGTTCTCAGCCGTGATACAAGCCTGGAACGCATCGAGGGTGTCGCCGTCCATCGTGGTGAGCTCGGCGAGTAGTGTCTTGGACTGGGCATCGGTCTGACCATTTACGAGGTTGTAAGCCTGGACAGCAGCTTTCATGTCTGCCGAATTGCATCCCGGAAGTGTAGGATTAGCCGCACAGCCAGGTAGCTGTTTCTTGTATATGTTGTAGCATGCGCATGCTGGATTTGAAGAATTAGCAGAGCATATCGAGTCAACCTTGGCTGAAATTGCACCCTGCACCACTGATGTACCATTGGTAACGGCCTCATTCATCGCGTCTATGAGCGCCGAAGAAGGTATGGTCGATGGTATACCACCAATGGCTGAAGCACACTGCGAGTTCAACGACTGGTCACCTGCTCCACATGCGGTACCGAGTACCATGTTTGAAGCATTCGTGTCAGTGTACCATGAAGAGCCTTGAAGCTTGTTGACAAGAAAAGCGCGATAGTCAGATGGACTCGTAGCAAATCCCTGACACTTGGTCTGGTTCGAGTAAAGGTCGTTCGTGGACAGGTTGTTGCACCACATGAGACCGGCCCGGTTAGTGTTCGGACCGTCGAAATAGTTACCGAGTTGTTCGATGTTGTTGTTGAGCCACGTCGGGTCGATGCTCTTGTACGTGCATGTGACTTGTGTGTCTGCTGATCCACCAGTCGGCTGGGCACTCGTTACGACGCCCGGAATCTGACAAGCCTGAGCCCCGAGCTGATTCAAGATGCAACAGTCGCCGTGGTCACATCCACCCGGATTACCGGTCGTGTCACTCGTCGGGTAACCGTCCCAGTTGTACTGCATGTGACATCCGTTTTGGTGGTTTGTGGTGAACTGCGACCCAGCGGACACCGGTCCGTTTCCCCCGTCATAGAATCTACCCTGGAACATGTTGCCGTTCTCGTCGAACCGGGTGGCTGAAATGGCTTTGGTGGTTACGGTTGTTCCGAGATCCTTGCGCGAATTTTGTTTGTACATGACCAGTGAAGAGTCGCCTTGGAACCAACCATTTGGAACCGACGGGTCAGGGGTACTGAGCAAGGCGCAAGCGGTGGATCCATTCTTTGCAAACATTCCGAAAGACTTGCACTGTGGGTTGTTGTCGCACGCAGCCGCGCAGTCATCGAGATTCGACAGACCGTTCATTCGATCGATGATCGCACTGCCGTTCACACCACCTGTTGTAACCCTTGTGTAATCTCGCTGAGTAATACTTAGAGGCCAACCGTTTGATGTAGGCATACTAAGAGCAATGAAAATTACCAAGGCTTTTTATGACTTTGGCGGACGCAAGTACATCGAGGTGGACAACCAGAGAATCAAAGTCCCCTGGAGGTACAACCGGGTCCTCGGGTGCGAGGTCGGCGGTCTCGTTCCACTTCAGTCTCTCCCAGAAGGTACTGAGGTGGAGGTTGAGATCCAACGTAAATTTTGGGACGACGAGGTGTTCTTGGTGCTGAAAAAAATAACACCAAAGAGTAATGTTTGCTGATGTACTCATGCTCTTCCTGACAATTTGTCTGATATCAGCGTCATCAGCAGCAATCAATGATATCCGCACCCAGAAGCCAGAATCCAAGACTTCGCCTGTGTACTATGGCGCCATTATGAGTCTTGTTTGTGGAATACTGACTATGCTATGGGCGGTTTACAAACTGAGTCAGGCCGAGTCGGTGCAAAAGGCTCTGGCAAACCTGAAAACAAAGGAGGCTGCACAGGCTGCTGCCCAGGCGGCTGCCGCTGCTCAGTAAATTTTCACCTCTAACATTAATGATCGGTCCACCTGCTTTCCTGATTGCATTCAGCATGTCCGCCGTGGCGAGCGCAACCATCTATGACGGAGTCAAGGGTCGGACAATCTCCACGACGAGCTGGGAGTTTATCATGGCGATCGTGATGCTGGTCCTTGGTACCATCGGTGCTTTCACACTTCCTAGATAATTTAACGGCTGGAAGTAATGGATCCCGGTATAGCTAATGGTGCATGTCAACATCTTCGGCGCTAGTAAACAAAACGACAGGAACGGTGCAAAAGGGAGGAATTGTATGTGTCCTATGGGCAGTTGGATTGTTACTGTACATTTGGATTTATGCATCAGCTAGAAATTTCCGTGCCTAATATAATGGACCATTGGAAGTGGACCGCACTGATCATGGCGCTTCTCGCGATGACCGCATCTGCGGTCGCAATACAGGACGTGCGCACCCAGCAGACGTCCAAGAGTTCCAAGTGGTACAAGGCAACGATAGCGATGCTGGTCATCAGTATAGTCGCTGTCCTGGGGATTCTTTACGGGTTTTACCACGAGCAACAGCAGGCTCTAGCGAACGCCAGTCGGGTTCCGGTCGAAGAGATAATTGGACGCCGAAACGTCAGTCGGATGCGTAACCTCGAGGGCTAATTGTCCGAAATCTGCTTACCGCAATAATTCTTCGTCCCGACTGGGGTGTAAAACCCGTTTGAGACAGCCAGGTCTTTCAGCTCCTTGAAAGTGTCCCAGAAGTGCTGGGAATGGTCATACTCCTTTACTGCCGAGTGTGCGAGCTCGTGCAAGAGAACGTGAAAGGCGTCGTTCACCGAGTCCTCGAGACAAACGTAAATCTCACCCCCCTTGTTTACGTTTGAACCGATGTCTCCCTTGGCGTACGTTCCGGTAATGATACCGGGAGTCTTGAGGCGTGCGAACTTGTCGGGCAGAACACCCAAGAATTTACGGTACCTTTGTTTGAGCTCGGTCAGGACCTGGTTCCGCGTGGTCAAGACTATGACCAGTGCCACGGCCCATAGGACCACCGGGAAGAAATCCATTTCTTCCCCTACTACTTTGCAACGAAAGAAAACACCGAGTACAAGTCAGTCACGAGGCCCGTGAACTGCAGGCTGAACGGTCGCCACTCAGTCAACAAGAGGCCAGCCGCCTCCATCTTGGTCACGAACAGGTCACGCCAGGCGACGGGCTCCGCGATAGGTCCGTGGCGGTAATACGGAGCACCCTTGACATAGAACTCAACTGTCTCGCCGATGGCACCGGTCAAAGGACCTTTGATGACCCGGTTCCCTTGGGGGTCTTCATAGTTTCCGGGAAGCATGAATATCCGGTGCGAGTCGGGTATGACTCCCGTGATCACGGTTCCAGGCCGGACCCGCTTGGTGAGTTCTTGGATAGTTCGGTCGAGGTGTTCCTCGGTATCAAATACGTACTGTAACGAAAAGTTCCAAAAGATAAAGTCATAGTTGAGTTCCGGTGTCTTTTCGAGCTCGCCAGTCACGAACCGCAAAGTGGAGGGTCCAAAGGTGACTCGTTTGCGAGCTTCGTTGATTGATCCCCTTGACGGGTCAGCCGCTACGAGAAATTCGACCCCGGCAGCCTTCCATTTGTGAAAGTCACCGCCGGTACCGCACCCCATGTCCAGCACAATCGCACCTTTTAGGACGTAGGACTCGATCAGGTCCCTCTTGAGCGAGTTGTTCAGAGCGCGTAAAGCCATTTAAAGTAAAAGAGCGTCTAGGTTCTAAATGAGCAGCTCCGCTGGTCTCCTTGAGCAGGACTTTACCGTTGTGCCCGGTCAGCAGTTTGCCCTGATTTCACTGGTCGGTCCCGACCTACCGCAGAAGAATGACAAGTTTGGACTGAAGATTCGCGGGGTGTTTGCGACCAAGCCGGAGGCCGAGTCGTACGCCAAGCGCCTTCAGAAGGAGGATGCCACCTTTGATATTTACTTGGTGGACATGTACAAGTGGCTGCTTATCCCTCCTGACCGTGAACAGATTGAGAATGTGAACTACGCCGATGAGAAGCTTCAGGAGATTATGACCAAGTACCGCGAGAACCAGCGCCAGGCGGCAATCATGTTCGAGAAGCGCAAGAAGAGCCTGGTTGACGGCGACGAGAACGCCAAGTACTACTCCAGGCCGGACGAGCCTCCGATCAGTCACCCGGCAGAGGTGGTTGAGAAGCTGCGCAAGGAGCACCCGGACCTACCGTTGGACACCCTGGTCCGCATGGCCAACGAGGTGATTGAAAAGGAGATGGAGGACCGTCAGAAGTGGCGACTGGAGACCACGGGCGACGCAGGAGCCTCGGGTTCAAATGTTGCCCAAGAGTAAATGAAGACGAGTACGATTCTGTCGATCATAAGTCTTGTAATCGCAATTTTGCTTGTGATATGGCTAACATGGAATGACACATCATACACCGGACAAGCAGCAACTGGTAGTATGGTGGGTACCCTAATGGGTGGAATAGCTAATCTAGCACGTTGATCAAATATCTAGCCTAGTAGTATGTGGAGCGTAGTACTGAACGTGATGACCATAGCCTTGGTGGTCATTGTCGTCGTGGGCCTAGCGGCTCTGGTCCGCCTCAGACAACAGGAACCGAATGTGAGCGCTACAGATGTCGTGCAGCCGCTCATAACCGGTGATCGTCTCAGTGAGATGCTCAATGTCAATGTCATCGATCTCATGTCTGGTCCAGAAGGCAACTTTAGGCCAGACGACTCGTCCAAGACGCCAATGTACAGTTTCTAGTTGGTCCTTGGGGTCCTTGCCATCCACTGGTCGGCGCCCTCTGGTCCTTGCCATCCACTGGTCCTGGGACCACTTAGGCGCCCTCTGGTCCTTGCCATCCACTGGTCCTGGGACCACTTAGGCGCCCTAGTTCTTGATAATCACAGGGTTCATAATTTTGCCGAGGAGCAGTCCGGCGATGAAAGCACCGAAAACCATAATGGCAACATTTCGCTCAATTTGAGGCTCTTTGGTCGGTACCCACACTTGCTCTGGGTACCACTCCTGCTTTGGTGGCTCTGAAGGCGATTCCATTGGTTCTAAAGGACCCAGTGTCCTTAATCCTCTTCGTCTTCTTCAGAGTCCTCAACGATGAAATCCTTTAGCGACCCCTCGGATTCGGTCTCGTCCTCGGAGTCTTCAGAAACCTCTGTAGAAACCTCGGATTCCTCCTCATCGTAATCAGAGTCTGAAAAATCATCCACAGGAACCTCCACAGGTACATAGAGTACTGGCTTCTTTACCAGACGACCGGAACGGGTACGGGTCTCCCCTGGCTTCGCCTCCATCTGCTTTACAAGAGCATCATCTTTTTAAAATGTATTTTTTACCCGCAAAGCCTTTGCACTCCTCGTCGTAGCACCGCTGGAAAATGACGTTGCCAGAAACCTCAAAATAGACGTGGTTCGATCGGTGTTCTCGACCTATGCGTTCGCAGTACCTCGAGTTACTCTCGTACTTTGTCGGACTCTTCTTTTTCAGGCTCGTCTGCGAATGACCCTTGATGTACTTGCGGACGAAAGCCTCTACCGAGTCACTGGATTCATCGATCGGTTCCGGCTCGGCAGCACCCGCGACGCGGATGGAGAATCTGCGGAGGTCGCGTACGTCTGGGCCACTGGCCGAACCGAGCGGAGCATAAGGCAGGGAACCGTCCTTCTTGTGTGACCAGAGCATACGCAGGCCCGTGTTGTACACGCTAGAGTCAGCAAACTGCTTGATGTGTTCGGGCAGGCGTTCTCGTAGTTCTAGAGCCTGTTTTTTGGAAACGATCAGGTCCGGCCAGTGTGCATGCACCCCGTACTTTGTCAGTTCCCCCTTGGGTTTCGGAGGGCTGACTGCGAAAATGGGCTCTGTGCCGACGGCCTCTGTGAGTTCTTCCCGAAGTGTTTTTAGATCTGGTGCGTCACCCACCCAGTCGAGGTCCAGGAAAAACCTGAACCTCGGTGTAATTTTTTCAACCAGATAGAGCCGCCGGAGACGAACTGCGTCAACGTACCATGAAAAGAACTTGTCCGTGTCGCTCCACGGAACCTTCAAGAGACCCCCGTTCATGCACAGATGCGTCGGAGCTTTTGAAGTTTGCCACGGATTCGGGGTCGGGCCTTTTGCAAGACCCTCCATACCTATTCCTAGCCGGTTCTTTTAAACCCTGACCCCAGGCGCGTCGAGAGATCCCGTAGATCGCCATTCTCATGAGACTTGATCGCCTGCTCAATGTCCTCGTAGGGCCTAGACTCCCAGTTGTGGTACGGGCGCCCCGTGAGCTTCCGGAGCTTCTCGAGGTCCTCGAGCTTGTGAATCTGCGCCAGAATTTGCCATTGCTGCTTGGTTTCCCAGCCATCGGAGGTCTCTCCGAGGCCCTTGAGCTTCGCCAAGAGTGCGGCTTTGCTTGCGGTCATTTGAAATCTCTATGGAAAAATTATGCTGCGAATCTGATGCGAGCAGCTCGTGAAACTCTGGATTTTCCAAAAGGTTTTCGGTTATGAACGGCCAGACGTTGCACTTTCGGAGCTCACCCAGGGTGACAAACTTCAACGAGTCGTTTTCGTCGTAAATTGTCCTGAAGCAAACCTGACGAGTGTCCATCTTCCACTTTTCATAGTTGAACCGGTCGATGGTGTATCTGGGATCGATGTTCACATGGAACAGGAACACGTGATACATGGCATCGAGAGCCTTGAAACTCATGTACTTGTATGTACCTCTGCGCAGAATTACAGCGCCTCGGGTCTCCTCCTCGAGCTCCCGGATAGCAGTACGTATGGGGTTGATCACCTCGCGGTGGTGGCACCCACCAGTCACAAAGGTCCATTCGCGGTGCCTCTTGTCGTGGACGACTAGGAAGAGAGGGTCTTTAGACCCTAAAGACCCCACTGGACCGCCCCCGCCAGGATCGGGTATCATCGGCACGGCAATCGCTTTATGTTCCATACTGTTGGCACGGACTAAAAGGACCGGCCCTAGGACGCGTAAAGAACTCCAGCCATGCCGTTGCGTATCCTCAGTACGTTCCAGTTTGTAGCCCAGATGGTTCCACCCGCTGTGGTCTTGGGGAACTTTGCTTGAATCCTACTGAAATTGAGAGCGCCGGTAGGTCCTGGGTTTCCAGTGTCGAGGCAAAATGCTTGAAAGATGGTCAATGGGATCATCGTGTCATAGAACACGAGCGATCCACCAGCCTGGGCTGGGAAGAGAATCACATATGTTCCGTCGAATGCTATCGTGGAGAAACTCTGGATCGGGAGTTGATACGTCTGCGTTCCGTTGAAAAAGAGTCCGGATGTGCTCGGGGCAAAATAGGTCACTGCACCCACCGTCACGGACCCACAGTACGTGCTCAGAGGACTTCCTATGAGACTGAGCTGCGTCGGGGTAAAGTCCACGAGACCAGGTGATGTTCCGTTCGAGAGACTAACCGTAGCAACCTTGTAGTTGATCTGGTACGTGCTGAGATCCGGAAATGGTTGGGTAGGGACAGTTAGTGGTGGTCTGGCGACAGACGACACTCGAATCTCCTCGATGAGACAGTTACAGTTTCCGACTGTCAAGGTTCCGGTGGGTACATTCGTAGACACACCATCGTCGGATCCATTAACATATGCTCTGCCCTGCACATTCAAAAAGTACCACGTGTTAACTGAAATTTGGGTGGTCCCGGTTCTTGATCCGTATACGAAGTTACCACTTGGGGTCACTGATATGTTTCCAAAGAATGCCGTCGTGACACTGGGCAAGCTCGGAAAGAGGACCCAGAACTCGATGGTCACTGGACTTACCGTGAAACTGATGGAGGACCCGGGGCTGAAACTCATAGAGCCCGACCCAAATTGGTACAGGTTCGAAGTTCCCGGAGTGCCTGTGACTGGGGTATGGTTGAGCGACACGTCAGTGGTGGACGAATGAAGCAAAAGCTGGACGCTCCCAAAGAATGGATCGATCTGGGTCTTGACGAATGCAGTGTACACATTCATACTAGAAGATCCTGAAGCATCGGCATAGATGAACACCTCATTGCCCGATGAATTTGGAAGCGGAAGGTAACTCATAGGGCTTCCGCCAACTTTAGAAAACTGATCTCCGACGACAAAGAGGTTTGAACCACTGTAGAACATGGCATAGACATTAGCGACACCTGTGGAGACCGTCCCACCCGGACCATATACTTTACCGGCTGTGTCGCAGACATAGAGTCCCGCGCTCGCCACGAGGTTCGAACCTACGAACGATGTCGTCGTGGTTTTTGTGAGGAGGTTCGTCGTGATGACATTTCCGGTCGAGGTCCAAAGGTACACGTTGCCGTTGACAACCTGTGACGTCCGCACAGTTCCTTGAAGGGCAAAGCCAGAGGACGAGTAGCTGTCAAACGAGGTGAATCCGAACGGAGGGACGTACCTGGTATGGTAGTAGGCTGATATCGCGGGTGGTGTCAGGTTCCAGTCAAAGCCATTGATGTACATTTGTGGAGAGGACGTGTCCGTCGACCAAAGGTACTTGACAGGGTTGACCAGAGACACTGATCCATCAGTGTCAATCTGTGACTTTTGAACCTGGGTGATGAGGATGTCCGTGTCCTGGGGTGGCTCGTTGAGGTACACGAAGCATGCCTGACACTTGGCTCCCCGGTATCCATTGAGTCTAAGGCGGACGGAATGGTACCTAAGGGAATTCAATGGGATTTTTGGTAGTGGCACCGGCAAGAAGCCGGTGCCGTCATAGGCAAACTCAGTGTACCTGGATGCGGCGATGTCTCTCGCGACGCCGGTGATATACTCGGTCGGTATCGTGTTTATGATTTGCTCACCAATCATAAAGTCGATCGACGTTGGAAGGGTTTTGTAATCATACAGGTAAATGTACCAAAGAATGTCACCGCTTCTGGAAATCTCAACAGTTCCAGAATCAGTAATCATTTGTTCGACCCAATCCAGTGCAAACGGAGTGTACCTTTTAAATACACTCTTGAAATGCGTAAAATTGCCTTCGAGTTCGGTAGCAGAACCCACGGCGATCAAAGTCGCCATCTGTTATGTGAAGCGAAATTACTCTCGGCCCTGGTCCTCGGGACCCTTAGTTACTGTACATCAGACCGGCCATACCAGCCTTGATGCGTAGAACGTTATAGTTCACGGCGTACAGATACTGCGTCGCCGTCGAGTTCAGAATGTTGTTCTTGAGCGACTGGCCCGGTGCGGTGATCAGTCGGAAGGTGTCCAGGCGGCTGAAGTTGAGCGTACCGGTCGGCTGAAGCTTGGCGGTATCCAGGCAGAACGGAATCAGTGCCACCGGATTGCCGGTGTAGCCAGTGTTCTGTGCGTCATAGCCGTACTGGGTGTGGTAATACGGGTAAACCTGGGAATAGTGAATCAGAGCCTTGTCGATACCAATGTCCACACCGTTAATCTGCATGCGCAGGGTCTGGCCGCTGTACACCTGGCACGGCATGGCCATAAACTTGACAGGGTGGTTGAACACGACGTCCATGGTGCTCGTGTTCGATACAAGCTGGCGCTGCATCTGCCACATGATAATGTCATGTGGGTTGTTGGCAAACCACTCGCGCTCACCCTTGTCTAGGTAAATAAAGTTGCCCCATACACGGAACTCGTATGACTGGGCCGGGAAAGAGCTCTTCCAGTATATGCGGAGCTCAACGTCGTGGTACTGAAGGGCGATCAGAGGTAGAGCTGACTGCCAGTCCTTGCAGAACCAAAACTGGAGCGGCAGGAAGGTGTTCGTGCCGAGCGCCGGGGCGTACCGCTGGGAGTAGTTGCTGCTCAGGAACAGCGGGCTGATGGTGTTCGAAAAGCACTGGTCCTGGGTATCGATAATCTGGCCGCCGATGACCAGATCCATGCGATCTATGTACGAGCCCCAGTCGATGGACACCGTGTTGGCGGTCGAGTCGCGTGCGGTGATGTACACGTAGCTCAGCAGATCACCCTTGCGCTCGAACCGAACGCTGGACATGCCACCGCCCGGCGGTCCCTGCAGCTGCTGCAGCTCCGTGGACATGGCAAAGTGCGTGTGGCGCTTGAAATTCGAACGGAAGAAGGAAATCTCCGGGTTGCCAGTCAGGTGCACGTCCTGGAGCCCCGTTGCTACGAGCTGAACGATACCACCAGACATTCTTACCAGGGGCTATTATTTTTTCACGTGGCCGGTCGCTGCGCACCATGGTCTAGGGACCGGTCTCAGGGACCCGGGGCCTGCGGACCACCTCAGGGACCAGACAGCGTGTGATTCGCGGGGTTGTCAGCCAGTTGGCGCTTGGCAATGTCGAGATCAAGAGGTGTGCGATTCTCCTTGAACGGATTCGCCTGTTGGATAGCCTCGCGGACGTACGTCTCCGGAACATTACGCTGGCCACGGGGTGGTACAGGGCCTGTGACCGAGTCTACCCGTACGGTGGTAACTGCACCACCTGCGCCCAGTGGGTCAGCACGAACGTTCATACGGTCAGGGTTACCAGGGCGGTCAGGCTTGGCCCGAGCGTCGCGGCGATCAAGCTGTTGATTGCCGGTGATCACGTAGGCAGAGTTCAGAGGCTTGACCTGTTGTGGTGCGCCGTACTCGAGGTCGTCGTCGCGAGTCACCGTCACGTCGCGCTTGGTCCAGCGCGTACCCTTGACGTACTTGGCACGAGCCTCTGGAGCCCGGACCGTAGCGGCCATTGCGTTTCCGGCGTAGCCTGGTGCGCTGTCCGTGTCGGGGCGGTTGCGAGCCACGACCGGGTACGCCTCTGGACCAGGTACGAGGTTCTTGGGCGGTCCACCTGAATTGCCCTTGAGCTGGTTCAGACGATACTCGTTAGTGTTGGTGGGCATAACACGCAGAAGCTGCTGGTGACCACCGTACGCTGGGACGTTTGCGGGCACGCCCAGACCGGGCCCGACACGAGTCCACGGGTTCGGGTTGAGATTGTTCATCAGGTTTCCAATGGGCTGACGAGAGTTGAAATCATAGACCGGCTGACCCTGGACATCCCGGGAAGCAATCGGACTCGGATTCACAAAGTTCATCGCCTGCTTCCCGGACCAACGGTTGGCACGAATAGTAGGGTTCTCCGGGAAGTTGGCATCTGCCCTCTCTGGATTTGTGGACACGACGGTTGTGTAGCACTCGCGGGTCGAGGTCGAGGAACCCGGCTCGTCCCCCATCCGGCTACCGATAAAGGCGAGGCCTAGGACTGCAGCAATAGCCGCCATTACTACTGGCCGTGAATTTTATTTGACAGCTCCTTTTTACTCGTTCATTTGTTAAAGTACCGCTCCTTGAGCAGATAGTTCTGAAGGTCTGCGCGGGTGCTGCGAGGATCCCACTGAACAGAGTTGACACCGAGCACCTCCTGATGCGGGAAATCGTAAGGCTTCTCTGCGTAGTACTTGCGCCACCACTTGGTGGTCTGGGGTACGAGTGCGCTCGTCGTCTCAGCCATGGCCAGAACATTGAGAGCACCGCGGTTGATCAGAGCGCCAGGGTCAGTCTGAAACCCTGAAGTCGAAATCTCCATTAATAGAGACCAGTAAAAGAGTTCATGGCTGTTCTCGTGGGCTGGTCAGGGAAGTGAGTGTTACCTTCAGCGGTGCAAGCCCACTGATCGTCGCGGCAAAATGGTTGGCCACGGCCTTGTGCCAACAAAAATGGCTCGAGGTCGTCAGTTGGCATGGTGAAGAATCCACGCTGAGCGTTCCTGGTGTCCTCGGGGAAGAGGCGTGCCATCGACTCGTTGACCCGCTCCGAGTTGTAGATCCGATCCGAAAAGTTGTTCATCGGGTCGTTGTCACTCTGGACCACCGATGGGTTGACTCTGAAGTAAAGATAGATGCCTGCGAGAACGAGCAAGCCAAGGAGAAGAACCTTCGTGTCCTTGGTCAGGACGAAAGCGATCACAGAAGAGTAAACAATGAACCGTACGCTCGCCATGACGTTCTGCTGGAGCGGACGGTTCGGCTTGGGCCAAAAGTCTTTGGGATTTTTGAGGAACGCCTCCATCTACTTAGGGGCGGGAAAATTACCCATCAGAGCTCCGAGCTGCGACAGATCCATGTTCTCGGCACACTGCTTGGCCACAGCCTCGATGGCGTTCAGTGCGTCCTGAGGAAGAGAACTGATCGTAGTGCCAAGGATCAGCAGTGTCTGAAGATATTGCCAGATGGCATTCTTGGTGTTCATGGAAAGCTCCGGGGTCCAAATTTCGGCGAGGTTCAGCTCCTTGATCTGCACGTCCTGAATCACAGTCTCGTCGCGAGCCATGATACGATCGCTCAGCGGCTGAGCTCCACGCATGTACCGCTCGAGAATCTTGCGAGGGTTCGTCTTTCGGAGAAGCTCAATCGACATCTGAAACTTTTGAAACTGCTTCTGGTCCGGAAAAGTCTGAACGAGCTCGTTGATAAACTGGTCCATCATGTCATTGAATGCGGTAAGGGTCGCCATGGATTTTTAGGGTACCAAAGCTCTAACTTGGTCCCGAGGACCACCGCGGCGGCTGGTCCTAAGGGCCCGCCTCCATCTGCCCGTAGCGAACAATTACGAAAACGAGGAGACCAACCAGGAACGCGGGCTTGACATAGTAATGGTTAGGCTGATTCCGTTTGAAGATCCATCGGTAAAGCGCAACGACCATGGCGGCAAAGAGTGCTGCGCTCCAAGGAGTCCGAAGGATTTCACCTCTGTCCATTAATTGGACCAGCTATTTTTTCAGGGGCGCTTGGAAACAGGTCGCCACCTCCAGAGACTGGAATCTCTTTGATTGTCGGTACCGAAAACGGGGTCACCTTTACCGGCCCCTGGTCCCCGGACCCCTCCGGTACCTCTTGTGGAATCGGACCCTGGGCCCCGGACCCCTGCTCTTCTTGTACCTCAACAGCGCCTGGATAATTGTCCCCGGACCCAGGTTCGCCATCTGTCGTCTTGAACTGGTCCTCAGGACCCTCTGGCTCGGATCCTTCGTCGGACCCCATTTCGAACGTCTTGGTTCCTCCTAGGTATGTTCTCAGGATCTGATCGACGGGCAGGAGCTCGTCAAGCGTCTCGGTGATTGATTCCCTGGCGATCGAGTTGAGAGCGTGGAGGTCACGTTCCCGCAGGATCTGTGCACGATCCTCGAGCATTCTGGACATGTTGTTGATGCACTTGTGAATAAAGTCAGAGTTGCTCGGAAGCTGTACACTGAGCTTTGCCGTCTGGGACTCTTTTCGAATCGCGCGAGCCATGTGGTTGATGTAACATATGAACACAGCAGCCAAGAGATCGGAAAAGAATGAACAGCGAGACTCGAAATCCTTGGTATGCTCGGCGATGATCGTGTTGTTCCAGTTGATCGTCTCCTCGCACAGAACCTTGAACGCCTTGTTGGTGTTGTCCCGGTGTGACCGGCCGCGAATCTTAGCCTCCTCGAACATGTCGGTAAAAATCTTCTCGAGCACCGGCGTCATCTTGGTCACGAGCATGTTGGTGTACTTTTCCATATCAGTGGGTCGCTTTTTTTCTCCTGATTTCCTGCGCGAGGTGCTGATAGCTGGTCCCCACAGCTGGTCCAGTGGTCACCGCGGGTTTGGGTCGTCCCCAGTCGACGTGCATGGTCCACTCCGACACCTGTTGTGCAGAGTAACCGAGAAGGCCAAGTTGTCTCATGAGGTACTTGGTCGCCTGAGTTCTGTCGTACAAGGGAAGACCAGGAACAAATTCAGGAACCTCGAGAACCGTCTGGGTCCTGCCTTGCTCGATTGTCAGTCGAATCTTGCGCATGAAGCTCTCGAGAATCTGTCGGAATGTCTCCTTGCGTATTCTGTTCTTTTTTGAAATGGCCTCCTGGGCCTCGCTCGCCTTCAACATGTTTTTAGTGACGATTAACAACCGGCGTCAACAACGCGGCCGGAATAGTTCATTGGATCGAAGAATACCATCCTCGTAGGGTCCACGGACACGGTGTTCACTGGTACCAGCCCTGGATTCTCACGAGTCAGCTTCTGAACAGCAGTCTCGTCTGTTGGCTGAGGCTTGCTGAAAAACCACCAAATGGCCACAAGTAGGATCAATAGCCACAGCATTACTATGGTCAGGGTTTAAAATTTTCGTCAGCCAATTCAGTATGAACACCTTGTTTTATTCAGAGAGATGCAGCCACTGTGCCGAGGTACTGGACTTTGTCGATCGTAACCACGACCTAAAAAAGGTGACGAGGTTCCACGACGTCAACCGACAGGGTGTACCAAAGGGCATCACACGCGTACCAACCCTGGTGAAGCTCGACGGAACGGTGATCATCGGAAAAGAGATCCTGGACTACTTTGACAGCATTATCGTTCCGAGCCTAGAGGGCACAGACTCTGGTTTTGGAACCTTTATAGACGGTGGTTCGGACGAGTCGAACCTCGACCAGTTCGGGGCTTCGCTGGCCCCACGGATGACCAAGGACCTGGAGGCTAAGATTAACGCTAACGTCAAGGAGTCCTTCAAGGTGTACGAGCCCGTCTAGGGGGACTTTTTTCAGTACCACTATAAATGGCGATGATTGTGACACCCACCATAAGAGGACTGGTTGAACGCATGAGGGAACTCGAGCGCATGGGCCTGACAAACACCCCGTTGTATGCGCGTGTGGTTGCTATGCTCAACCGACAGCTCATGAATGAGTTCAGGACGCTTCCTCAGTAGTCTTTTCAGTGCCCTTATAAATGGCATCACTCGAAAGAGTCGTTCAGCGTATGCGGGAACTCGAACAACTTGGATTGCAAAACACACCAGAGTATGCTCATTTGTTGTTGATGATGCGTTCATTTCTCTTTGGGTCACCTGCCAAACCGGTCAATGTTATCGCGCGAGAAGTCAATCGACTGCGTAATCTCGGTGTCAGAAGCCAGACAAACGACGCATTGCTGAGATACGCCATCCCTATATTCAAGGTTCATCGCGGCGCAGTATTCAGAAATGCAGCGCAGGCTGCCGCGAAGGCTGCAGCTGCTCGTGTGATCCAGAGACATTACAAGCATCGGTTGTACACTCCCGTGAACAATGGCGGGTCCGGACTGGGGGCGGGCTACAGAAGTTTAAAGTCAAAGTACCCAAATAAACCATGATCCTGACCACGGTGCAGGGATCGGCTATCAAGTCGGTCTTCGAGACCCTCAAGGATCTCTTGAACGATGTCAACTTTGTGTTTGACTCCAGGGGTCTCGTGGTTGCGACGCTAGACACGGCTCATGTTACTTTTGTGAGTCTTCGTTTGGCTGCGGAGAATTTCGAAAAGTACGAGTGTCCCCAGCGGTTCGTAGCGGGACTGAACATCTCCAACACGTTCAAGATTCTCAAGATTCTAGGAAACTCGGACACGCTGAGCATGAGCTCCGAGGAGAACCAGCTTCGGATCACGGTCCAGAACGAACAAAAAAAGTCAAAGACCGTCTTTGACCTCAAGCTCATGGACATTAACGAAGAGTCGTACGACATGGGTGACCTGACGTTCGACGTCCAGACCTATGTCAACTCGGCCGTGCTCCAGAGGACGGTCCGGGACATGTCAAACTATGCGACTGACCTGACCGTGACTCGGACCGGTAAGATCCTTCGGCTCGCGTGCAAGGGTGATTATGTCGACCAGACCACCGAGCTCGAGACTGAAGAGGACTTTCCGGGTGAACTGTCCTTTGTGTATTCGCTCAAGTACATCAACATGTTCACAAAGGCTACCAACGTGTGTTCGAACGTCATGATCAGCCAGAATGCCACGGGTGCCATCATGTTCAGGTACTCGATTGCAAACCTGGGGGACCTCGACTTTTACTTGGCTCCGAATTCAGAGGCCTAGGGTGCCTAAGAAATCGGGGTCCGCAGGACCCCTCTTAGTTGATGGCTGGGGTGCCTGGCAATGAGGGCCGGTGGTCCAGAGGACCATGGACCGTGGTCTGACCCAGGATGTTTGTCACCTTGATCGGAACGTCAGGGCCCTTGTGTGGAGCACGGGTCAAGGTCACTTGAATTCCATTTTTGAAACTCAGCCTCCAGTGCCACTTGCGGGTGTGCAAAATGTAACCAGTCGCAGGTACATGGTTACACTTGGGACCGGCAAAGGTCTTGAACCTTTCCGTGACGTCTTGGTCCCCGGGGTCCGATGACCAGGTTCGCGCCTCAGAAACCGTGAAGAAGACACCAGCCGGTGGTTCTTCAGGGAGTCCCAGGCACGAGTAGTTACGTGAACCGTACTTGTAGTGGTACATCCAGGCGCCGTCTGTGAACCTCTCACGACCCACAACTGTCAGGTTCTTCCTGTTAAAGAAGCAAACGAGGTTAAAAAACACTCGTCTAATCATAATTATGGAACATGAAATTGAAGAGCGATTAAAAACGTGCACACCGGAAGAAGCCGTTTCTTTTTTACTCGATTGTATACCTTTTATCAAGGAACTCGAGTCTCGACCGGCTGATACCCAACGTACACTCATGGGTATTCAAAAGACGACCGAGACTCTGAAGGGGGACGTTTACAAGCGGTTCCATAACAAGGTTTTTCTGGGTATCGAGACGACCGAGACCCGAAACATCTACCAGTGTCCGTGCGGCTCGATGAACACCGTGCACACGGCGGAGTGTGAGCAGGTTTGTGGAGACTGTGGCCACGCTGAGTTCATCGACACAGACGAGCTCGGGTTCAAGGAGGAACAGGAAATGGACAAGATTGTAGCTTACTCGTACAAGAAGGAGAATCACTTTAACGAGTGGATGTCACAGTTCCAGGCCAAGGAATCTACAACCGTGCCTGAGCACGTAATTTCGGCTGTTCGGGAGGAAATCAGAAAGCAAAAGCTCGGCAAGGTGGAGCACCCCAAAGTGCGCGAGATTCTCAAAAAGCTCAAGCACAACAAGTTTTACGAGCACGCTCCGTATATTGCGATGGTTGTGAGCGGAAATACACCTCCGGTCATGTCACAGGAGCTCGAGGACCGACTCAGGCTCATGTTCCATCAGATTCAGGCACCGTTCAAGAGACACTGTCCAGGTGACCGAACCAATTTCTTGAGTTACTCTTACGTTCTTTACAAGTTTTGTGAACTTCTGGGTGAGGACGAGTACCTCAAGTGCTTTCCGCTGTTGAAATCAAACGACAAGCTGTACAAGCATGACCAGATTTGGCGCAAGATTTGCGAAGACCTGAGGTGGCAGTTCATATCAACGATCTAGCGTTGATCATGTTCTGTTGTGCCTTGCGCTGTCTATTCATGAGTTCCCTTAGATTCGTACGGTTCTTCAACACCCTGGGACGTTCTTGTACAGGAACGCCTATGTTTTTTAAATATTCTAGAAGCGGTCGTGCGAGACTCCAATACTCGTTTTGAGCATTCACAAACCTTTTGTGTGCATTCATGTGCTTGCGAACACTTTCGGGTGCGACGTTCTTCAAGTGTAGGTACCTGTTTGTCCCGTCGGAAAAGTATCTTTTTCCGAGTTCAGCCTGAACCATACGCTTGTACTTGGGGAGCAACTCCTTACCGAGAGCCCACTCCAGGTCCTGGTTGCTCAAGTGCATGAGATCCATATTAAATACCTCCGAAAATAGGTATTCCACCCACCCACTGTGTTCCCTCTGGGGCCATCTGAGGTGTTCCCATTGGAACAGCAGCCATCGGAGCCATCTGAGGTGTTCCCATTGGAACAGCAGCCATCTGAGGTGTTCCCATTGGAACAGCAGCCATCTGAGG